AGTCGCGCTCTGTGGAGTACAACAATCCAAAGATCAAGCCCCAGGCACATTCGGACTACGTGATAAATGAGTTCAACGATTACGGGCATTGCATCGATGTTATGATTGAGGCTAAGCATAAGGAGTTGGCATTGTTGCGATATCGTGATATACTAAATCAAAAGGTGGCAGTGTGAAATTCTTCAATGATTTTTTAAATAAAAGAAAGCAAAACAAAATTAGAAAAAAGATAGCAAAGTTACAAGAACAAGCAATGCAATACCAACGTAATGGTAATTTGCGTGCATTGGCAAGTATTGCCGAACAAATTACTGAATTAGAGGCACAAATCAATGAGTGAAGGAATGAAGAGAGTATTAATTATTGACGCGCTAAACGCATATCTACGCGCTTACATTGTTGACCCATCGCTCTCTACTAACGGACAGCCTATTGGTGGGCTCAAGGGGTTCATCAAGATTTTACAGAAGCTAGTGCGCGAGACGAAGCCCGACAATATCATCATTGCATGGGATGGACCAGATGGCTCTCGGAAGCGC